GCACTAACCTCACTAAACTGCAATGTAATAAGCTTATTTTGCTGATCACTAATAGCAATAACGACTGCTTGTAATTTGGCCTTCGCTTCGCCGTAGGCTTTCTGCGCTTCTTGTTTCGTCATGAGTTACTCCAAACCTATTACTTGCTCAGCAATCCCTCCCCACGGGAAGGTTGTCTGGCTAACTAATTTAGGTCGATATTTAATCCCATTAATTATCACAAAACTTGTCGGGTCTGGTATTGGAACATTCACTGGTAAAAGCATTGTTCCTTGTAGCTGTGCCCAAGTACCATCCTTCAATAATTGTAATTTATTTTCGGCAGTAAAATGACATGAACTTGTTGTTGTCACTTGATTGATCCGTGTCTCTCCGTCATTACCAGGATTTGGATCACCTAAAGTTACAATCGTACAAGTATGTGGCATAAAACTATCGAATGGACTGCCTAACATATTATATTTATGCCCATATATAGCTTGAGTTAAACTCTAAATTCGTCTATATATTAGCACATCTTAACTGAAGATGGCCCGACACGACGTAAATATTTAAGTAAAGTCCATGCGAATGGTTTACAGAATAATCCACCGAATAATTCTACTGGAGCAGTTTTAATGGAACTTTTTTGCAAGCTAATATCAGTTATTCCCTTTAATGACATCATTACAGTAGCAATATATCCAGCATCGCTATCAAGTAAATACAAATATATTGCTTCATGAGTTTGTGCAAGTTGCAATGTTTGTGGCATTAAACTAGCGTCATAAAAGAAACCAAAACCATAAACTGGACTATACCCCCATGCGTTTATCCGTAAATCCGGTACTGCAATTCGTGGCCATTGCAATTCCGAATTAATATTTGTTTTCCAACCAAGCCACATCCTGGGGTCAAGTGCCTCGATTTTCATACACGCTCGAATAACTGCTCCGTTCCATGCTGCGTCAGGGGATGTTATTGATAAAGCATTGATCGTTGGAATTTGAGGGTATATCATTTTAGCAAAAGCTAATGCTTGTCCAGGGTCAACATATGTGTTAACCCCGACTGTTGGGGTTATTGTATAATCAGCAATTTGTGTTCCACTCATTATAGCACCCTCCCTTATTTATTAGTTTATGGCATGTATTGCATGGCAAAATTCAAATGTTGCGCCCCATTCATACCAGAAGAACGATCAAAATGAATAACTCGCAAATTCATAAAGTGAGCTAACTCTCGTACTTCTGCTTCACTATAAATATACATATGAGTATCCTGTAAAACAATATCATTAGACGGCTTTAACATTTTATGATATGATATATATTTATTGCATATTCTCCACGACTGAATATCCGGAGTACTTAAATATAAATATCCGCCCGGTTTTAATACTTTGCATATATGATTAAATGTATAAACCGGATTAAAATTCAGATGCTCAAGAACTTCCGTAAAAATAATAACATCATATATATATTCCCATGGCGGTACTTCAAATTCAATATTCGTAGTAGCATATTCAATATTATATAAATCAAGTAAACTTTTTTGAAAATAATAATCAACAAAATCTGTACAACAAACATGCACCCCCCATAAAAGATGGGCGTAAAGAGCTAGTGTACCATAGCCACATCCGATATCAAGGCATTGTTCAACTGGGGTTATATAATTATCCGCGGCCATCCACTGATAAATATGCTCCCAATACGATATCTCACATAAACTATATACATCATTATAGTATGCGTTATTACTTATTGATTTTAATAATCCCTGTACTTTATTTATTGATATCATTATGTACTCTTTTTAATAATACCAGAATTATATAAAGTGTCAAAAACAGTTATAGCACGGGTGTCCCAACTATTATTTTTAGCAACTCGTCGGCGTTGCCCAGGAGTGCAATGTGAAGAAGAAGAGCGAATAGCATCTGCAAATTCTTGAGGGGATGATGCAATACTAACAACTTTATTCAATGCGATAGCCTCAGGAAGAGGAGTGCTAACAACAGGGACGCCTACCGCTAAATACTCCCAAAGTTTAATTGGATTAACACCATTTGTCATAGAGGTTATTTTAAATGGCACCATTGAAACATCAAACCCAGATATATATTTAGGCAAATCAGAATATGGACGATGGCCAAGGAAATGCACTTGCGGATTATTTGTTCCATGAATGCTTCCAAACCATGATCCGACATAAACAATCTCGTATTCAGGAAGTAAACTAGGCAATTCTTCAAGTAATGCCCAATCAAGCCAAGAAGCAAGCGCTCCAACAAAACCTAAAACTTTACGTCCTGTTTTCGGCATGTCATTAGCAAGCGTAGTTCGAGTTGAGAAATGCTTATAATCAGCCCCGTTTAATAATAATACACATTTATTATTATGAGTTGCTTTATTATAATCATAAAGAGCCTGTGATGAACAAAAAATTATGCTCGCGTTATTCTGTGCGGCAGCATATCCATGCTTCCACCCAGCGAATTCTCCTTCAGGCATATCAAGCGCATCAAAAATCATTGTATCCGGTGATAAAACAGTAAAAGAGGAATATGTTGGGGGATAACTAACCCACCCTATTAATGGTCGGGAGATTAATTGTGTGGCTTGGCTAATATCATTAATAACAAAAAGATTATCCTCAACTTCTTCGAATGGTGAATGAACATTATGAGATGCGTCAACAAATATTGACCTTGCTCCTTGCTTAGCTAAAGCTTTCATTATTTGTTGCGGCCGTTGGAACATTGTTCCCCATGGGATAGTAGGAGGATAGACAAACGTTGCAGGAATAGATTTATTAGATACGAATACTGAAGTAGATATTTTTTCAGTAAATTCATTAATAGATTCTTTGCTCCACGCCATTTGATAATCGGCTATTGCTTTAGGCAGCCGAGAAAGACTCATAATGTGAATACAAAGAGGAGTTGAATCAAGCCATATTGTAAATCCTGCTTTTCGCAATGCGGCGCAAAAACCTAAATCTTCTCCTTGATAATGAGCTAGTTCTGGATATGAGACACTAGAATTTAATATTTGTTTAGATAACAAATAAACTGCGCCTGTCATATGTACAAGAGTGCAACAGTTAGGAGAATAATGCGTCCAATGGTGGTAGTCGTTATCACTATTATTATTAAGATTCATTGCATTAATAGGACGACTATAAATAAATTCTTGTATACCATTATCGTTTGATTCAGTAACAGGAATAATGCTGCCGACGATATCTTTTTGCTGGGCGATAAGATGATTCAATAATTGCGGAGCAATCAATACATCACTATCAATACATAATGCGGCGTCAACTTTTAGTTCTCTCGCTCTATCAAGCAATCGTTGACGGATACGGGATAAATGTCCATAAAAAGCTATTTTATCCCCGAATAAAGCTGCGTCTCTGGAAGTGGTATTATCTCCCCAAAAATCAATTCCAGGTATCACTTCTATTGAAGCATATGTTTTAATGCGCTCATCTGTTTGAAAATATTCAAGAGCACGCTTGCTTGCTGTATCAGCAAAATCATCAAGGAAAATAATATGCAAACTTTCTTTTGGATATTCTAAACGAATGAGCGCATTAAAAAATGCTTCTGCCCGTTCGGCGAATGCTTTAACCGGTATCAGAATAGCAACAACCATCAAGAACCTCTTATTGCAATGTGTAGAACACAACAACCCGGCAAGAAGTTCCACTGGTGAATGGCGAGCCAGACACTCCATATGTCAAGCTAACGCCTACCGGTAATTCAATGCCGAAACCAACCCCAATATTCACGTTTGCGCTCGTGTCAGAAGCATTCTTCGCAACTGGAGTTGCTGCTCCATCATTCAACGCCGCAGTGAGAATTGTCCCTACAGGGACCGGGGTAGCTTCAGTATCGGCAAGAACAATACCTGCTCCTGTTGCAAAAATGCCGACCGGATAAGCTTTAAATCCTACGACTGTCAACTGCAAACCAGGGGGAGTAGCAATCGCAATTCCACCAGCGTTTATATTCGCTTCAGTCAAATTCAAAATCGCAGTTCGTACACTACCAGGAACGAGTGCCGAATTGATACCATCATGATCATGTCCACCAACCGTGGCGAACAAAGTGGTCAACGCCTCTGCGATAATAAACCCACCCGGCGGGACAGAAAACACACGGGCAATTGTTTCTTTAATATTGGCAAGTGTCATAATAGACTCCTTTATTTAATTTCAATTATCTGCCCTCCTGAATTAAATAAATAACCCAGGAGGACAATAAATCTTACAAATGGAATTCGTTACCTTGGAAGATTAACCCAAGAAACGCGCGGCCAAACGTTGATCCAGGGTAGCCGCTCCATAAAGGATGCCGATATTGCAAACATCTTGCTGGTAATTCACATCCCATCCAAAGGAAACGCGCAGCGATAATCCGGTCTCTTCATCCGTGATAATTTCGGTTTTGATGCTTTCGGGCTGAGCAAGGTTACGAATGGCGAGCGTAAACGCATCACGATGGAAGGCTAAATTCGGAGTATGAGCTGCGAGCAAAGTGACAGCCGCCCCAGCGATATTACTGGCCAAATTGGGGTAAATAGGAACGGCGGAAAGAACGCCACCGGAAGCAGTATAAACTTCTGCTCCTGCCCCACCAGCATTCGGTCCGAGGACAACATATGTGCCAGTGCACCCAGCGAATGTCAAAATATCGCCATGTTTCAACGTGCCAGTGGCCAATCCAGAGGCAATGTTGATATATTGAGTGCCAGATGCTAAATCAGCAAGCGCTGTTCCAGTAGCAACCGGACTTGCTCCATTTGCGATCGTTCCAGGAGTAAAGGGGACGATAATTTGCGAACTGAACGGCTTCATGCCGTAAATGTCAACTGCAAGTTGATTACCTTCCAGGTTCGCATTGCTCCCACCAGAACCACCAGATAAAACAGTGAGCTATGGCTGAAGATTCATCGTCGCAACACCATCAAGAAACAGGGAGATCTTCTTGTCGATAAACGGCACTTTTTGCTGGAACAAAGTGTTCTTAATCCCTGCATAATCCGGCAAAGTAGCCGGAGTAGTTCCCGGCGTACCATAATATGTCGGAATGTCTTTGAAAAGTCCAAGCAAATCAGTTTCGACTGCAGTCACTAACTTCGTTACTGCAGGAGCCAATACGCGGTCGGAAAAAATCGGCAAAACCAAAGTTTTATCCTTGGCATTCAATGCGAAGGAAACATCCTTCCACTTGTTGATCTTCACCGGCACAGAGCCTTCTTTGACGGCTTGTACAACTGTTGCGTTATACGTACCATCGGTGGCAAGCATATCGTTTACAGAAAAGTCAGTCGGGCGGCGTACACTGATAGTATCACCAACGTTAACAAATTCCGCAGAATAATCAACGTTAACATTCAACAGCATAGCAAGAGCTGGGCGTAAAATTCGCAGAGCTTCCAACCCTACGATTTTAGGAGTAAGAAATTGATTTTGTGCCATAGTTTGGCTTCCCCCTTCGATTTATTTTCTTATTGGCTGACGACCACACTATGGCACGTCAGATTTAATTAGCGATTTCTGCCTTTACCGTACGTTTCTTCATGCCATTTCGCGTATTCTCGTGGCGATAAAGCTTCAATATCTTGCACGGATTGTAACCCCACACTTCGTGGGGAATTATGAGCTGTCCCCGATGGAATATAACTGTCACTATTTGATACGGCTTTTGTGAACAAACCAGGAGCGTCTTCTTTTAACAATTCGATATCAACTAAGACATCAATATCATCGCTAAAATCTGTTCCTTTTGCACGTAACAACGCCTCGACTTCTGCTGTTTTTGCCGGGCGAACACCACTTTCAATCATTGACATACGGCGTTCGCTTTCAATTTGCATATCGACTGCCCGATCGAACGCAAGATCTTGTCCTGTTCGTGCTCCTTCAAGGTCAGATCTTAATGCTTCAAGTTCAGCAACTGTAGTCGTCCTATCCTGCAGAGCGGCATCAAGTTGGGCTTGCAGTTCAGCCATTTTCGCTTCGGCGGCTTGTTCAGTGCCAGCAATCCTCGCAGCCGCTTCTCGTTGAGAGGCTGTTAACTTTGCTTCTGCATCCCGACGGGCGGCTGCCGTTTTGGCATTAATATCGAGTTCTGCAATGGCTGCTGTTCGGGCGGCGGCTGTTTGTGCACTTAACTCCTCATTCGTAAAAAGAGTTACTTGTTTTCCATCGATTTCAACTGTAGTTGGCATTATGCTTTCTCCTCACCTGCTGGAGTCAGGTTCATTCACTCCAGGCTTGAATAATTAATTATCCAAGCTATCAGTCCGTTATAATTCGTCGGACACCTGCCAGCGAGTCAGGTGAATTTTACGCTGGATACAGTCATTGCTGTACTTGTTTAGCCGTCGTCCTCTTTGTCGTCGTCATCCTCTTCTGTAATATCTATTGGATTAAGGTGGTTGATATTCGTCCGAAGATCATCATATTCAACAACTGTTTTATCAACCAAGCTTACATCAGAAGGAAGGCTAGAACGATTTTCCACAGAAATTCCTCCGCTACTAACCTCCACGTGAGTCCCATCGTTGTCTGTTACGATATCCAAAAAAGCGGTATTCCCCCGTGGTGTTGTAATTGAAGTTTTTGACTCGTTGTTATTCATACGCATGGTTTATATTTCCTTCCAGGAACTTATTAAGTATATTATACCACGTTCCTTTACAGAAGCAAACATATAATTTATGGCTTTATGATACATTTTTCATCAAAAATAAAAGATAATCTTTCAGCAGTAATTTCTGCTTCAGCTTTTGTATTCCCAGCTCCACATGGAAGTGATTGTCCATGACGAAAAATAAGGAATATCTGTCCGGTGTTAGGAGTAAATGTAAACCCATTATCCCCTGCCACTAAATGGTCATGAACAACCTTCCCCATAATAATGGCGTCAGAAATTCCATCAGGGAATGCTTTGCATGATAGTGGAGCCGCGTTTTTATTCCGAGATAATAACGCACAATTCATACAAATAGGCGCTGGCCCAATCATATCATTCTCCTCCATATTTTCGGTCTTCTGCTTTTTGTCGTTGTTCCTTCTGATAATCATTAACCACGTTAATTTTATCCTGTTGTGTCATATTGTTTCGATAATATTGTACTTCCTGCTGGTATCCTGCCTCGCCGAAAGTATTCATCCACCAGACACAAAAGATTACAAAAAGGAGTATAATAAATAAACATCCACAACCTCCTTTAGCGGACATCGTATCTGAAAGCACAGGATTATTCATAGCCATCAGCTTTTCCTTTCCACTCATCGTCCACAATAAGCCCACGCTTGACTGCCGATAAGTAAACTGGTAATTTTTTGAATTGATCTAATGTTAACCCGCTTGCTACAAGTCCGGAATTGAATTCCGGAGATTTATAGGGAGGAAGGTTCCATTGTTGTTTTGTCCAATCAGCATTATTTGGATTATTATCAGGATATAACATATATTTATTATACCCATCTTTATGCTGTTTCAGTCACTTTCGTCATATAAATCTCGTTCATCTCCTCCAGCCTTAATATATTTTTCAAGAGCACCTCTGTATATTTTCTTTAATGTTGTTAAAATATTGGCACTTTTAATAGTAGAATCCTCTGTCATTTTAGATTCATGATCTGCAAGCATTTCTTTTTTCTGTTTAGCGTCTTTTCTTAAGCCTTCCAGTGATAATAAGTCTTTACCATAAAATGCTTCTTCAAGGTTTTCTATCGTATTATAAGTCACTAAACCAGGAGCAACCACTGTGGCGGCAATATGCCCGCCAAGTACAACCATTTCATCCTCATTTAGACACCCGGCACCAGTATTTGTATTCGATAAAATTTGGCTAACCGGGGCATGCACGCCAAGAACAATATCCTGCCCTTGATCGCCATGAAAATCTGTTGCAACCTTAAGACTATGAGCGAATGAAGACAATGGTCTTAAGAGGACATCTTCTTGCTGCGGAACATTTTTTTCTCTACTACCTTCTAACCCCATCCCGCGATATAAAATAACTTCCTTAATTTTATGCTCTTTAAACCATGCCTGAGTCTCGTCATATTGAGCACGAACGAATGCTTTTAGTGTTTCCCCGTTCTCTTTATAAATAGCCTCAGCTTGTATAAAACTTACCGCATTAGTAACATCATCCTGAGATAAATTATTTTTTATCGCGTGAAAAGTTTGTACTTCCCGTTGAGCAAGTTCTTGTGCTTGATCCCGCAAATCATTTAATTCTTCAATTTGGGTTGATGATGTTATTCTCTGTTCTAATAACATTGTTTCAAGAGTCGTAATCCTTGCTTTTATTTTAGAATGAGCAATGAATGCTTCTTTATACCCGGAAGCGGCTAACATTTCTAACTGAGCTAAATGGCGCTTAGCTAATCCTGCATTCCTATCAATTTGTTGCCATTCCTCTTCTCCCATAGAAGGAGCAGTTACAGCATCATTTCTGGCTTTATCAGTTCTTTCTACTTCAGCTTTTGCAGTAACAATAGTTGCTGGCCGAAAGTCACCAGGGAATGCTGCCGAAGAAGCAAGATTGAATTCATCATGAGTAGCAAGCTGAATCGCAATAGACAGCGGAGCTTTGCCGCTTGTTATTGCCCATTGTTTCACCCCATCTGAGACAGCCTTTTCAGATTTAGCCGTCGCGGTTTTAGCAAGAAGTTTTTCTGCTTTTTCTTTAGCCTCATATTGAGCAGTTCTTGCGTCTTCATATGCGTCTACATCTGCTTTTTGTGCTTCTGAAATAGCAGTCCGCAATCTATACCCTTCTTCTTCTTCATAAGCGATTGCTTCATCCCACCCTTTTTAGCTGCCAATGTATCCTCAACTAATTGGGCATACTCAGGAGCTCCATCAGTTTTTGCTTTATACATTGCTGATCGCATCCATTCAAATTTTTCCTTAAATTTAGCTGCCACTTTTTGAGCAGATTCAAATTCTGATATAGCTTTTCTTTTTATCTCTCTCGCCTGGATAACTTCAGGGTAATCAACGGGGGATATATCCGCAATCTTTTTTGCTTCCCTATATTGAATTTCTATAGCTTCACTCTCTGCGTCAATTCCGGCATACTCCCGCCATGCAGAATTTTTAATAAGTTTTTGCGAAAGGGTTCGCATAATGTGTGCTTTGCACTCTTTATCATTTGCACCACCCGGCCCTGCCCGCAATAATTCGTATAACTTTTTATCTTGCTTTTCCGCTTCTTTTTTAGTTATTGATCCTGGAATAAGCGGAGTAACACCTTTAGGAGCAGGCATCGATTTTTGCATTACTTCATCTGGCAATACAATATCTACCGTTCTTTCTACTTTCTTTCGTCGTTGTAATGGTTCTGCTAACCATTTTTTTACCTTTTCAGTATAATGCGCTGTCAAACATGCGACACCTTTAGGAGAATTTTTCAATGCGCAGAATGCTTCGGCAAACGCTTCATCAGCATTTGATGCGGCATATTCTGAAAGAGTCTTAATATCCTGAACATCCTCATTACCGAATAACGGTTGATCATATGGCTTAATTCCTCCAGGGATAGGAATATCGTTATACGCTTTCGCAATAACATGGCCAAATTCATGGTCAAAAATACTTGTAAAAGTATCACACCCTTCCGGGTGAAAACCTACAGCAACAGACCTGGCCAATTCTTCATGGAATTTTTGTGGGTCTTTATACCATTCCGAGGACAATCGCAGCAACGTCCCTTTACCGGGTTGCGTTATCGCTGAAGCAAACGCATAGGGGTCTATATCCGGCATGATCCCAGAAAATTCCTGTTCTGCCGCAGGGTACTGTTTGAACATTTCCTCCATTCTTTCGACAGTCGGCCCAACAGTATCAATGTGCATTTCCCATCGGCCCTTGCCAAAATCAAAAGTTTTGTCTGGCCATTTTTTCTGGCAGTATTGTTGAGCATCAGCAAGAGATTTGAATTTCCCTTCATACTTCGGGTATACTCCAGCAGGAGTAAAAGCGGCAGTCACTGCTGGGGTCGTCGCCGTGATAATAGGAATTCGACCAATTGTTTTTGTATTAAATTCCTGTACTTTTGCTCCTGGTGTTTCATAATATTCAACAAGAGTAAATTCACTTTCCTTAGATATATTAACTAAGGCATCTAATTGTGCATGAGTAATCGGACCAGAAATTTGAACAGCTGTATAATCAGGTTGACTGTTCTTCACAGTTGTAGCAATCCGGATTGTGCCAGACTTATGCAAAAATCCGTCAAGATTTATTCCAATAGATTCATTAATATTATCTGATATGTCCGATGCAATATCCCAATGTCCATCTTGAAGAGGTTTTGTCACTGTCCCGTCTGGATACATAAAATGGCTTGTCGGTTCATTACCGCTATAGTCAATATAGTCAACAGAACCTAATTGCTTTTTCATTTCCTGAACATATTTATTCTGCATTGCAGGCATATCCGGAAGCGACATTGCTCCAAACCGTACCCGCCTTTTTTGTTCTGTTGGCGTCACCGGTGGAACAAGCCGAATATATTCGCTTGATTTCATAAATTGAGCAGTTTGACGAGACATCGCTGCGGCATACGTAAGTTTGGGGTCTTGAAGCATTGCTTCTACTGCATGATTTCGTCGCTTTTCAATTCCAGCATATCGATACCTTGGCCCACGAAGATCTTCTGATGCAACATCAGGATTAGCATTCCGCCAAGTTCTCACTTGATCCCGACTGGTAAATCCTCTTCGCGACATTTTATAATCGGAGTTATTAGATTCTTTGAATTGACGGAGCATCTCCCGCTTATCTCCTTGCAGGAATGCTTTCGGTGGTAACAAATCTTCTTTTTTATCAGGAAACATTTCCGGTACTAAAGAGTGTAAACAATTAGGGTGTAACGGGAAACGATATTTCCCTAATGGCGGATATCCTTGTTTCTCCCCTTCTTCGTCTAAAGCAAAACATTTTCCTTCAAGCGGTCGGCAAATATAGCACAAAGAACCTTGTTTACTCACTGAGGCAACATGAACACCCATATCAATAAAATTTTGCTGAGCTCCAACGGCGTATGCTGCCATTGTTCCTGTACGAGCGGCCATCTGCCCATAAGCCTGTAAACTATGGATAGATCCATCCGAATAGCGCACGCCAGTTGTTTGTACAATTCCGTCCGCAAGATCTTGAATAGCTCTGCCATTTCTGATTTGATTGATCGTTCCATTTCGGATAGCTGATCCAATTGCGTATGCAGACTTGCCAAGTCCAAATCCTTCGGCTAATTCCCCAGAAGCAAGCGTCCGAAGATAATCATGTTGTTGCCGCAGGATATTCGATATCATTCCATCACGTTTACCAGCAACTTCTGATGCTAATAATTTTAATAATTCTGTAGGAATAGTATTAAAAGATTGTTGTTCAAACGATGAAATGCCCGTCGCTAATAATTCATCAGCGGCATATTGCTGACCTTGATGAAAACTTGCTCGAATAACATGCTCATCCCAAGTATCAGCCGCTCCCCGCAGTCTGCCAATCTCATTTTCCACTTGCCGCAGTCTATCCTGAGCAAGCGCATATTCATGAGGAGAAGTTGCCAATAATGACGCGGTCAGTTGTTCAGTTAATTGCGCCTCGATGCGTTGATACCAATCCAAAAGTTGTTGTGTTTCTGGGTCAACAGGAGGAGGGGATGCTGGCTTAATAACCTCAGGTTTCGGCTTTGGAAGAATATTTTCCGTATTCGTAGAAGGTTCGGATGCCCTTTTTTCTTTCTCCGGCAGAACAGCTTTTTGTGCAGCTTTTGCGGCTTTTTCTGCATTCTTTTTCTGCAAGTTTTCTGACCACCGTGCCAAGTCTGTAACATACGGAGTATAACGTGCAACGTCAGAGGCAGTTGGAGTATTTAAAACGACAAAAGATTCAGCGAACGCTTCACGATAATTTGTCATAGCATATTGCGAAATTCTTGAAATATCCGGATGGTTTGCGAAAAACTTCTCTTTGTTTCCTGACTCCGGAGGGATAAGATTATATGCTTCTTGAACACTATGCCCAAATTCATGGGTTAATATCGCGGCAATTGTTCCACATCCCTTCGGCCCAAATCCTATATTCGAGTCTTCAGTAAGTACCTTATTAAATAATTTAGGGTTACCATAATATTTAGGGTTCAAGAGTAAGGCTGACTCGCCAGAAGCTTGCGCATAAATATCCGCCGGCATTTTCTCTACACTAATCCGTTGTAATGACTTAGCGACTTTTGGATACTTTTGAGCAAGAATATGGAATTGTTCAATCGTAGGATTTAAACAATCAACATGCGCTTCCGAGAAACCAGTACAAATAATCTTTGGATAATGTTGCTTCATCCAGGCTTGCGCTTCTTTGATTGTTGCGAACTTTCCAGGTTGTAGGCCTTCCTCTGTTCCCTCCACATTCTTTACCACGTTAAGCTGGTCAACTTGAACTGGCTTATTGTAGAGGTTAGGTAGTCCCATTTCATTTGCGAGCTTTTCTGTTTCAGCTCCAGATAATGGGTCACGTTTTTTGACAACATTCAAGAGTGTCTGTTGCTGTTCAATATATCGTGTCTTTAGACAACCAGCCCCTGGAGGCGCATGGTGTATTGCAGCGAAACCTTCAGCGAATGCTTCATTAGGGTTTGTTTGAGAATAATGAGACAATGACGATGAGCCATACATTTTATCAGCGAATGCTCCTGCTAAAGCAGATCCTTCTCCAAGATTTGCATCCGGAGTCCGCATATAAGTTTCAACCGCATGGCCGAATTCATGAGAAAATACGCTTGCAAATGTATTACACCCTTCTGGGTGAAAATCCTCCGCAGCATCTTCTTGCAAGCATTGCTTAAATAACTCCGCATTTGAAAAGTATTTTTCATTCAAATGAATAGCATTCCCGGCATCATTTATTGAAGCATAACCCCCTTCACATTCACCATGCAACCCACGGCCGATCAATTTCATTTGATTCATAACTCCAGGATATTCAATAGCTAACTTATTGATTTGTGGGATTAATTGATCGAGTACTTCAAGCGACATTCCGCCAAAGTCAAAATGCACTGTAGGATATTTCCCTTCGCAGTACTTAATCGCCTGAAGTTGATTTTCAAAATGTATTGACATTAATTTACCTTATGATAAAGGAAAGTTATAATAAAAAAGACTGGCAGCGGAGAAGGCACGCCGCCAGTCACCGCCAATTCCTTTGGCAGTCTAAATTATTCCAAGAGTTTATTCCGTTTCAGTCTTCCGATTATTTTGCTCTTCCCGACTCATTGCTAATTCGGGACCGCCTACCACTCTCACTCCACCATTCCCAGCATGCGGCACCTTCATCGGGTCATTAGCGTATGCCGGAATTTCACGGCCCTTCGGTGTGCCGAAGACATCCTTCTTACTCATAACATACTCCTTATTAGATTAGACAGTTTGTTATTATCGACCACTTTCAATTATTGCAATTATCCCCCTTTTTCTAATTTAATTTCAGGGATAACTTCAGGAACAACTTCAGGCTTAATCTTTGACGGCAAATTCCCTAAATCCGGTTTTTCTACTCCTGCAGTTGCAATTGCGGAAGCTTCATCAAGTTCATCGTTTAATTGCTTCAATTCCGAGTCAACTTGATCTGGGGACCAGGTCGGGTTTGATATTGTTACCGCAGTTTTACGGCTTACCCATTTTTGGAACCCTTGACCGATGCGGGTAGTCAGGGTATCAGGATCTTCGGGAATGACCGTTGGCCACATAATGGCAATATCATTAATAGAATCGCCATATTTACCTTTTCCTAAAGACTGGTCAATTTGTGGGACAGCTCGCATCATCCACTCGAATACTGGGTCCCAATGTAAACGACGCATTTCAATTGCAGAAGTTGGCTTAATTAATCCTAGCATGCGAGCATATCCGGATTCACCACCGCCGCCAACTGCTTTCCCATCAATTGCTGGCGATAACCCGCTTAAGGCATAAAATGCTGCGTCATTCAATTCCCACTGTTTTGCCGACTCGTTTAAATTACCAGTCCAGTTATTAAAATTAATAGGAATAGTATTTTTAGGGTCTTCTCCAGGGTCGCTCATTGTCACCCAGATTTTGCCCAAGTCTAAAGTCCCATCCGGATTCAAACAATGAGCAGGTACATTTAAAGCAGGCATTTCATTAATCACAATAGCAATATCCCGTTGTGTTGCTAACCGTGCCATACTTTTTTGTAGGCTGATGAGCGATTCTGTATAATCAGTTGTCCCTAACCCTTCGCCGGTATTTTCAACAGGACATCCAGGTAAACAATCCATGTTCATCACGGCTTTATCTTTTGGAGTATTGTTAGGGTAGATAATATTAAGCGGTATATTTTCGTCTAAATTCACTCCGCCTAACTGGCTTGAAGGATCTTTTTCCGCGGCGAGGTTCCAAGGGTCAGTAAAGCTGCCAACACTTCCCATTGTAGACGAAACAAGATATGCTGAATTCGTCACCATAACTTGTTTCTTTTGCGGATCTAATTCAAATCGTTCACCGACTTTTACGCGAACATTTTCCCGCCCTTTATATTTAGCCAGCATTTCTTCTTTATAAAAAGTCACGGCCCACGGAGTGTGTCCTTCTAATTCCCACCAGGCAAATTCACCGATATTCTCCCCCCAACGACGAAGAATAGGCATACCTAATCGTTGGGACCAAGTGAGATATAAAGAAGCATAACCAGCATAACTTACGGCGTTTTGTGTATTTGCTGTGAGAGTACGAATAGCCGCATCTTTCAATATTGATTGTACATCATCTTGGCGATTTTTTTCTTCAGCTTTAATATAAGGGAATTGCCGCCAGCACATAGAAGTTAATGTATTTGTTAAGCGATCGCCCAGCCAGTTGTGTGTAACATAAATTGGAAGTTTCCATCCACCTTCGCGGTCATATAAGACGATACAATGCTTACCTTCATACAATGTCCTCATTTGTATGATTCTGCGGTATTCATCAGAATGCTTCTGCGTCCAGAATTTCTTTTTCTCATCTTCAGTAGGAATTGCCAACTTATTCCCTCCACACCAACTTCTCGCATTCTAATACTGATGTTGCTGCCGAACGACCGGTTGTTCGTTCGCCTTCTGTAATCATACAATCAAAAAATTCTCCTGGTCTATGATTATTGCAATGATAGCACATGGAGTCAATAGCGTCGAGCTGTTCAAGAGATAAATTCCGAGTACGATCATTCGCTAATAACCGAAGCACTTTTACATATTCAATACTCCACCGTGGGTCGGTTTCAGGAATATCGCAGACAACTCCTTGAAAAAGTGCCGCGATCGCAGTCCATTTTAGACTGAGCAAATTGAAATCTTTCGTCAATTGTTTAATGCTTACTTCCGCGTCAAAAGAAGCAGAAACAAGTCCATTATTCGCCTGGCAATATGCGGCAAATTTTGTTTGTTCTGATGGAGTCATTGAATCAGTTAATGATGGAGCTTCCATTTGTTACCTTTTAATAGAATCAAGTACTTTCTTGGCTGCAGTGGCTTTGCCCAGTGCCATGGTGAGACCTAAATCATGGGATCGCCCCATCCCAGATTTCGCTTCACGGATTTTATCCTTAGCATGAGCAATTTTGCCGGCAGATCCAGAACCCTTCAGATTTTGAAGTTCAGTTGTCCAGTCGTCAACCTCTGCCTGTAATTCTTTTTGCAATTCTGCATAGCCTTTTTCCGCACTAATAAGTTCCGCTTTCGCTTCATCATAAGCTTTCTGAGCTTCTGCTTTCGTCATGATTTACTTCTTTATATTTCAGGGACTTCTGTATATTATACCATATCCTGATAAAATACAAACCTATATTATCACCGTTAATATAGACAATTACATTCCACGAAGGCGAGCAAATTGACTTTGCGCTGTTTGAGGAATGACACCACGAGAAGATGATTTTGATATCGCAATGGTAGACCAAATTCCATACCGCATAGCATCACACGCATGGTCGTCCTTTTTCACCGGAGCGTCTTCTCCTCGTTCCGCCACTTTCGCATCCCAAGTATATCCGGGTAGTTCATTCAAAAGTTGTTCACATCGCTTATGAATAAGTAATTTATCGGCGCCGAATAATGATGCGACATGACGAATACCATCGACAACAGAATTGTTTGCAAGCGTTATAGGAAGGCGTTCCCGTTTCGCAGCAAGAATAAATGATTTTGCTGATGGGTCTGCATAAATACTTGCAATCGTTGGATCAATAACAGACGGTGATAATGGATTTGCAACAAACCGATGAAGATCCGCGACATATTGCGCATCCGTTTTTTCTGCCATTTCTTTTTGGCTATCCCAGTAATATTCATGTGTCACAATCCATTGCCCTGTATGCAATAATGCTAACTTTATGAAAGCGGAAGGCGCCCCTGTTCCATAGTCAAGACCGACATATCGACGATAGACTTGATTTTCTTGTGGATCAATTTCGGTAATATGTTTATCGGGATCAAACATATCATAAATTGCGTCTTCAGCCGCCGCCCACAACCCCAAAATTAATCGCTTATACCAAACCCCACGAAGTTCTGAACATAACTGTTCCCGAATATCATCAGTTAATGAAGGATTGTCAAGCAAGCCAAAGGATAAATGATATACTCCCCGAAGGTAATCCTTATGTCCAGGCGGCAATGTGCCGCGATCGATAAGATCAAGTTTGAATGTATGCCGTGGTCCTTCAGGATTTCCTGTAATATCAGCTTTTGCTCTAGGGTCAGTGAACCGGGTCTTAAGAAGTTGAATAAGAGGATGAGGAAGCGTCGGCCCTTCGTCAACGGCTGCATAACCGATCGTCTTGCCTCGAATTTTATCGACTGCCCGAATATTATCCCCGCCTAATATACTAAAGGATTTTCCGAATATCTTCGCTACTGTCACACCATTAATATTGCGGATACGTGAAATAAATTCCGGGCCTAATATATCTCTCATTGGCGATAAAATATTTGACTCAACATTGCTTTGAGTCTTCGCCATAAGAATATATAAACCCGGAATGTTTTCTTTCACGCGACGAGGAATAAGCATTTGCTGAACATACGATTTACCGGAACGAGTCGCTCCAATAAACAAATTCCATCGTTGATCCGCATTTGTCATTGCCTCTTTTTGTTTATCCGAAAGGATAATCGCCATGGTTAACCTTTTGCATCCCAGTGCTTCGCGGACGGTTTCATCATCACCGCTCCGCTTTCTGTGCTAAATTAGGTGGACAAATTCTAGGACGGCCAGCAGTTGTTTCTGCATCAAGTGCTTTGCGGACGGTTTCATCAATATCAGTTTATGCTTTGCCTGTAGTTAAATACTCCGCTTTCGCAGCATCATATACTTTTTGTACTTCTGCTTTCGTCATGATTTACTCCTTAACAGTTTTCTTAAGCAGTTAGTTGTAGTTATTGCCCAAACACTCCGGGGAAGCGGTTAGTTGTAGCTTTTGAGATAATCGCGTCAAGGGCACGCTTTGCTGCTATAATGTCATTCCATGCTTTTGAAATAACTTTCCCATCACTATGTGTGGATACTGCCATCTGGTATGCCGACTTCGCATCAGTCCATACCTTTCTCGCTTCAGCTTCCGTCATGATTTATTCCTTTATATTTCAGTGACCTCTGAGGACGTATTCACTCCAGAGGGAGGAGAAGGAACTTTGCCCATCGCGATATCTTGAGCATTGATTAATTCATTCAATTGTGCGCCAAAATCTTCTGTCCGGTCATTAGGTGTTGCATCAAGTCCAAGCATTTCAGAAATGCGCCGTTGAATTGCAATTTCAGAATGAATTGCCCGATCATCCCCCCTTTGAATCCGAGCGAAAATAGCTTGCTGTCCAGCGACTAATCGATCAATCAACCTGGCTTGCCATGCTGCACGGCCGATATGCTGTTCCTCTATCACTCGCCGAAGATATAAATTAACATCCTTTTGGATTGTTAGCGCCGGTACTCTGATATCATGTTCAGTATCTAATAACCGGTCCAGTTCAGCAGTATTATAAATTCCTCTACGACAATACTCCGCGACATATCCACGGCGCTCTCTTTGAATAGAACGATCCACTGGAGGGCGGAGTAAAGGTGTTCCATTTCTGTTGCGGCCATACGGCGCTTCAGGGTCAATTTCTTGTTCTTCTCCTTGTGGGATTTCGTCAGCCATAATTATTCTTGCATCCCTTGGAAGATTCTTCGTGCCGCGACAACCTGCTCATAGGTAACTTTTTTCGGCGTGCCTTTAGACTGAAGTTTTGCTGTCGCCGCAGCCAGTTCTGATTGCCAATATGCTACTTTATTTGGATCACTCTGACGAGCTAACGCAACTTGCTTTGTATTAAAATCGACATCTTTTTTTGCTTGGACATATGACTCATAATCGGACCACTGTTTATTCAAATTGTCATATATACTTTTTGCTTCAGATTTCGTCATCGCCTACTCCTTCATAGCATTCAAAACTTTCTTAGCATCAAGAACTTTCTGCCAAGCTTTATTAATAGCCGCAGTTTGCTGAACGTCTGCCCCTTCGCTTGTCTCAACTTCAAGCTTCGCATTTTTCCAATCTTGCACTGCTTTTTTATATGCAACCTCAGCTTCAGATTTTGTCATGGTTGCTCCTTGATAACGTCAAGAACTTTCTTTGCGTCAACGACTTTCTGCCAGGCAGTTTTTATATTCGGTAAATTTTTACAATCGGATGTTGATAACCCGATTGTGGATGCCATGGTAGAATGAAATAAATTTTCATAATCGTCTTTAGCTTTTTTATAAGCATCACGAGCAAATTGTTTCGGTGTGCCAGTAATCCCCATCGCTCTGGTAAGCTGTGCTCCAGTATATCCATGTGGCATTTTGTCGCTCCTAAAATGTATTATCCGTCTCTCTAGATTGCCGCACCACTTCTTTATCTACGTAGGTGTCACTTCAGGTTATCCATCAGGTTTCCTCTGTTGCGCTCCAGGCATTGTCTTTGTCCTGTTACGAGAACAAAATTAGGCAATAGGAGACTTGATGTTATGCGCACTTTGGCCTTAGCCGGCTAGTAAAGGCATAGTTGGAAATTCAATCTTTTTCAATATATGGTTCAGCAACGCTATCCAAAACCTTTTTCGCGGCAACAGCAACTTTCAATTTGCTGTCCATATCCGCTTTATATGCGTCAATAGATTTTGCACCCCATTTCATTCCAGCGTTTGATGCACGAACCCATTCAGCTCGAGCAATATCATATTCATGTTTTGCTGTCATATAAGCTTTGCGAGCTTCAAATTCTGTCATAATACCCTCACAGGTTTTCAGTCATTCTCAGGTCGTCCATTTGACGCCGTGCGGCAGTCGCTTTCTTAAGTAAATCCGCCACCATTCCTTGGAGTCTTGCGAGTTCCCCAGTCTTACCAGTATGTATAGAAAGACGTTGCACTTTTTGTAGATTTTCTACTGCTCGTGCATACTCGTCTTTTGCATAATCATATTTATCTTTTGCTTCCTGATAAGTCATGATTTACTCTTTGATAGTTTTATTAAGAGGGACCATTAAATAAGCGAACGTCCCATCAAAAGCAACCCATAAAATACTCCCGGCGGCTTTTGCAGCAACTCCCCAGGCAAATGGCAATGGTGGATTAAAGGCTAATCCTTTACATAAAAAGCCGGCGAAGAGTAGTACCACTTCCCCGCCTTTGAAAAAACCTTTAATCGCATCGTTCATAAAGTTGCTCCCTATGATTGGGTATATATATTACTTATACCCAATCATAGGGAGAGTAAACGCTCCTTATTAAACTTTTTTAGTGATAATAAGAGCGAACTCCGGGATAAGCTTGAAAAGTTCCCCACTAAGAGACACCACCGCGGTTTCAATCGCCGGAATGTTTTTCGTCTTAATCACCTCAATAAGGGCAACCGCTTCAATGATTGCCGCCGCTACTTCAGGAATTTCGAGTTTCGCGCCTTCGATAATAATCTGCCCAGAAGCTTTTGCAACATCTTCCCATTGTTTATAATGAGCAAAAACCGCCACATCGCCAACGAACAATTCAATGGGATGAATTGACGGAGAAGCATCAACCCGCTCTTCAACCGCGACAATATCTTTATCTTCAATTGTGATAATCGGATGAAATAATCCGAGAATATTTTCCTCATGCTGCCAAGCAATACTATGCGGGTCGACGTGGCCTGTCGTCGGATCAACGACAATAATGTTCTGTGACATAATTTATATGCTCCTTTTTGCTGTTAAAGCTCCCGATGAGCTTTTCGCATGTTTTCCCATGCCGTCATTGTTCTACCTTCTGCAATAGGACGAAGTAACTCCGCTCGCATCTTGTTCCCCCGAGCTTGGGCTAATTCCGCTGCTGTTGTTGCATGGGCTATCGCCCTGTTATTGAAAATAATTTCCTCTCGAACTCTCTTCTCTTCCGCCACAGCATGTTCATATATCGCTTTCAATCGCAAAAATTCTGTCATTTTTTTTGCCTGTCATTGAACAAAATGAGGTCATCATTTAATACAGTGAGCTTATCATTAATAGAAGTTAGCGCCGTTTTTATTTCATTTTGATTCTCCGATAAAGCAAGAAGTTTCAAATGATCTGCCGCTGCCCGAAGTTCAGAATGCTCGCCATTATTCTTTTGAGTAATTTGAATAACAGGGAGATAACAGAGTTGAAGAGTATTTGAGATGAAGAGGATAACTGCCATCCATTTTGGCATTCCGAAAGGAATAGCTGACAACAAAACACAAAACCAGAACATCACTCCACTAGCTGACGCTCCAGCCAAGACAAAAATAATTTTATCATTCCACCCTTTACCAGCAAGATTTGCCGCATGTTCTTCATTCACATTCCGATGGAAAATATTATAAAAGGGCGTCATATCCATCACCCGTTCAACTCAAGTTGATATAGAGATTTTAATCGATCCAAACCCATTTCAAAGTGCATGGCATCCGGCGTTGAAAATCCTGCACCCCAATACCAGCCGACCGCATGGAAATATGGATACAAAGCAAGGAGACCCGAGGTAATTTGTGTTGCTCCCCGTTGGGTGAGAATGCCATTGATGGTTAAATCAACCGCATCGCCCCATGAATGATTTGATAATTCTGTTGTCGACCCACGGGTATGCCTGAAGCATAACATGCCCGCCGATCCTAAAGAAGCA